GCCAGTTCCTCCAGTAGCAAGTGTTAATGATCCACCACCGCCACCCCGTTGAACTGATGAACCAGTAATGCTAGAGAATCTACCTGCACCACCTACACCACCTGAACCTGCGCCCGTATTGGCTGTTGGATTTTTTCCAGCCTCTCCTGCACCACCGCCACCGCCTGCGTTGTAACTTCCACCAGCGAGAGAATTACCACCTGCAAAACCTGAGACAACAGATGGTGAACCAGTTGTTAGGGCTGCACCGCCAGTAAATGCTGCACCACCTTGACTAGCAGCACCGCTACCTGAACCACCAGTGTTGCCGTTAGAACCGTTAGCACCTGCACCGCCACCCTTCATGGTGATAGTAGAAAGCACAGAATCATTACCAACAGTTGATGCAGCACCACCAGCACCAACAGTCACAGTGAAAGAACCTGCAGACAATAAAATGCCACCATCAAAATATCCGCCAGCACCACCACCAGAAACTAAAGAACCGCCACCACCAGCGATAACTAAACAATCAACATTCATTTGAGAAGTTGCCGTAACACTCAATGTTCCAGTTGATGTAAAAGTATGCACCCGATAAGTAACACCGTTCTGAGTAATAATTGATTCAGTTCCACCAGTAATCGTGCGTGTCTGCAAAGCATTATTACCCCACGCCGTAGTATATGTGCTGACTTTATTCCTTGAGCGTGACATTAGACTGAAGCCACCGACACTGTGACAGTTCCCGTATAAATAAAACTATGCAAAACATAACCACTGATAGTTGATTGAACACCACCAGTAATCGTTATGTTTTGTGCTGAACCGATTGGGTATCGCATATACACGACACCCGAACCGCCAGCACCCACACCACCGATTCCATAGTAGCCACCGCCACCACCACCAGTATTTATTGCACCGTTTCCTGCAGGTGTTGCACCATTCTCACCATCACCACCGCCATCAAAGCCTGTCTTGCCTGAACCGTTAGCAGTACCACCACCGCCACCTGCGTAGTTCACAGCAGAACCAGTAATACTTGATGATGCACCATAGCCACCAAAACCAGCAGTGCTTGCGAAAGCGTTACCACCAACACCACCTGCACCACCACCACCAGCACCATTAAATACACCAGCAGTTGAAGTTTGACATTCACCACCATTGTTTCCCTGTGATGGTGTCGTAGCAGGTGTGTTGCCTAAACCACCAAGAACCGTTGCACCAGCACCAACCCGTGAACCACCACCACCTGAACCACCATTTTTTCCAGCGACAGCACCAGCAGTAGATGAACTTCCACCACCACCCGTAGAAGTGATCGTATGAAATGATGAATCGCTGCCACTGTTTCCAGATTGTGGTGCGCCACCAGCACCAACAACAACATTGAAAGTTGTTCCAGCAGGAATAGTCATAGTGCCTGAACGCATACCGCCAGCACCACCACCTGCGCTACCACCAGCAGCACCACCACCTGCAACAACAAGATATTCAATATCAATAGATGGATTAAACCAGTTCTTGACTAGAACACCTGTCTTGTTGCGTTGATCCCAACGAAGCACCATATAAGCCTATGCGGTAATCGCATTAACATAGCCAGTGATCAAAATCACATCAGCAGTTGCAGCAAACGCTTTGACAACACGACTGTTCTGCAAGATCAAACCAGCAATCACAAGAACCAAACCAGCCTCTGGTGCAACTGTTAGTTCAATGTTTCCATCAGCAGCAGTAGCAGTTCCATACTCAATGGTCAATTTCACTGCACTAGCAGATGTGTTGTTTGCATAAATCCAAATCTCATCAAAAGTTCCAACAGTTGTTCCAGCAACAGCAGTATGCACAGTGACAGCAGCAGCCGTGTTTGTACCAGTTACCTTGACAGGAAGCCCATCAGTTGAACCTGAAAGTTTGATTTTGTTAAATGTTGCCACGCTAACTCCTTAACTAAATACTTGAACTTGCAGAATATCAGCACCACCACCAACACCAACCCACGCACTACCATCCCAAACAGAAATAGCGTTGGTGTCCATCAAATAACTCACCATGCCTTCAGCAAGTGTTGGTTCACCAGCACCACCGAACGCTGCTGTACGGGCTGCTGCATCAGCGAACCTCATAACAGCCTGATCCATCAGATATGTATTGACTTGTGCAGCAGTGAGAACATCACCACTAACAAAGAGTTTTGCGCCTGCGCCTGCCATAATGCCTCCTAGTGTAACACCCTATGCCAGAGCGTTCGTGGTTGAGAGCGTACCAAATACTGCATCATCAAGTATCAGGGCATAAACCAGATCAGCCACAGCAAGACCGTATTCCACCCTGTGATCTGACGGACTGATGGTGTGGCGTATATTTTCAATGCTGTAGTTCAATGTTACGGATGATGGTGTTCCTGTTGGATATGAGCGTGTGATGCTCACAATGTCTGACACTTCCAGCCCTGTCAAAGTTTGCTGGTTTCCTGTACTCAACGAATTGTAAATGGTTTGCAGTTTGTCAAACCTGTATTCAGGTTCTTTGTATCTTGCCAACAAATCCTGTGCCAAAGTCAATGCTGCAGCATCATTATTCAACAGCAACCCTGACAGGTTCAAAGTAGAAACACCATAGTTCGCTTGTGAAGTCATGTCGTTAGCAACCTGATCTGTGCCACCTTCAATAGAACACACCACCTTGTTGTACAGGAACTCTTGCCCGTACATCACCGAAAGGCTGGTGTAAGGGATGTTTGTGCCAGTGTCAGAGAAATATGCTGAAGGTGAAACAAATGAGGCTGTAATCCGATCCGTGAAAGTTAGATCACCATCAGCAGCAACATAGAAAAATCCTTGTTCAGATGTTGCAATAGACTGCAGATAGGTAAGCACATTGGTGTTTGAACCAATCTCAAATGTTGCACCGCCACCCAACACTGCTGTTCCAGAATCAATATTTCTTGTTGCAGGATAGTTCACTTCAGGCAAATCAAGAATTGCTGAAACCCGTGTACCAGACAACTCCTCACTAGGTGTAATCGCATCCTCAGTGAAAGTGTTTGCCAACAACACAAAGTCATCTGATGCTGTGATTGTCACATAACTGTTCTCGCTGGTTGCGTTCGGGTTGTTCGGATCATACGAAACATCTATGTCTGTGATGCGCCCTGTGAACAAAGGAACACCATCAGAAATGACCGTTACTTTCCTGCGTGGTGTGACACCAGACCTACCTGTAACACTGTTCCAATAAGGTGAATCTTGGTTGATTGGGTCAAACCTGCGATCACGGTTCAGCAGACGAACACTGCAAGTACCAGCGTTAAAATTTTGCAACTGATCAGAACGCCCTCTGCTAATACTTATCTCTTGACAGTATGGAGAAACATCATCACCAATCAGAGTTCCACCAAGATAGTCACTATCTAAAATGCCATCCGTAGCAGAATCCAATGTGAACACATTGACTTCAAAACCAAGTTCCATGAGAACAGTGATGTTCTCACCCCATGCCATTGTTGTCATATCAGGCAACCTTCAGTGGCAACGCACCATTCCTGCGCTGATACCTAGTCAAAACATCAACGATTTCATCACCAAGTTTTGCAGGGTCAGTACCCATACCAGCATTGATTGTGACATTGACAGTCATTCCTGATTGCAGTTTGTCTAATGGAATGATTGCTTCTGCACCAGCCTCACCTGCAAGAAGTTGTGTTGGCTTTGTGATGATTCCACCCTGTGCCATAGCCAAACCTTTTGCCTTATATTCGGCATACAGTTTCGGGAACTGTTTGCGTGCATCAGTCACTGGTGTAGATGACTTCAATGCTTTGCTGTTTGGATGCAGTCCACGCACAGCCTCCATAAACGAACCAAACAAACCACCCGTTGCCACAGGTGAAGGTGCAACACCAACCTTTGTTTCTGCAGCAGAAGCGTCACCAGCATCAACACCAGTTCTTGCTTTGCGTGCTTTTTCCTCTGCCTCAGCAAGTCGTTCAACTGCTTCAGTCTGGCGTTCCAATGCTTCAGTCACAGCATCAGTAGCATCAACCTGTGCTTTCTTAGCATCATTCAATTTGTCTAACGCTTCTGTGTATGCGTCACTGCCTTCTTTCGCACCGTTAATAGCCTCATCCAAAAGTTGCTCTGCCTCAGCAAGAGCATCCGTTGCCTCAACCTGCGATTCAGTTGCATCCTTGACAGCCAGTTTTGCTTCAGCCAAAGCAATCTCAGATTCACGAATAGCCTGCGCAGACGATTCAGGATCAAGACGAACTGCAGCCAACTCTTGTTCTGCTCTAGTTACAGCGAACACTGAACTTTCAACATTATAACCAGCACGCTCAACAGCACCCTGCGCCTTACGCAAAGCCAACTGGCGATCCTTAGCCTGCTTACTATTAGCACCATAACCTGCAACAACCTGATTGAAATATGCTTGTGCATCAGTGAGTTTGGTGGTTGCCTCAGCCAAACTGGTGCGTGACTTCATC